AAGCTCGGTTCAAAGAACTGGGCAAAGATTTGTTCCAGGCAAAATTTACGTCTTTAGATATGACGACCCAAAATGGGCAGATTGGTGGGATCGCAACCCAGTTGTATTAGCCCTAGACCCGGCCGCCAACAATGATTGCGGTATTAATCTTAATATGCTTCCAGTAAATGTTAAGGAAGAACTTCTAGATGAAGTTTATAGTAAATACCAGGGCTTTATCAAGGGGCAAACTCAAAAGCAAGCCAAATCACAAACAAGGCTATCATTTAGTTATGATGGTGCCAAGAATTTTTTAAAGAGGTTCGGCTATGATTTTGCTATTAGACAATATATCCCAAGTAGAAAGGCTCAGCAGGCTGTGGTTTCATATAATGATTGGCATAGAATAGCACTATGCGACTTTTTAGAATTAGAAGGTAAGTCAGTTGGTGCTATAAGAAGTATGTTCAGAAACCACCTGAATAAATGAGATATATAAAACAGAAATAATACTATATTATGGCAGGATTTACTGAAAAAAGAAACGGACCATTAAGTTCAAATAGCAGACCATTTAGCCTCTCTAATGCTTTGAAGACGCTAAGTTCTTTTGGTATGCGTTATGATGATTTAGTGCTACGCCAATCACAGGCGATCGGTCCGATGGAAGATCAGTTCGGCTATAACCAAGTAAATGGTATGAACCCATTCGGCTTGGATAATGACGATATCTACGGTGCGTTTGCCGCGCTTTCAATGGGTGACATTAATATGAAGAAGAACATGCCGTTCTTTGATATTGATTATCCAGGCAAAAGAGAAGAGCTAAGAAAGTTTTCCCTAAACGATGAGGTTGAAGATATCCTAGATATTCTTTGTGATGAAGCAATTGTTTATGATGATAAGAACTTCTTTGCTCAACCAGATATTATGGGTCTAGATGTTTCTGACCAAGTTAACAAAGATCTTAATAAATATTTTAGACAGATCTATCATTATTTTGGTTTTAATGGTGAACAATCTGCCTGGTATTTCTTTAGAAAATTTTTGGTAGATGGTTATCTAGCATTTGAAATTATTTACTCACCAGATCAAAAAGAGATTATCGGCTTTAAGGAATTAGACCCAGTAACTCTAATGCCAGGCTTTAATGCAGATGATGGCAAGAAGATTTGGATTCAGTACAAAGACCAACCTACGAAAGAAAGAGTACTTTACGATTCTCAAATTATTTACATATCTTACTCTTCGATGTCAACAGCATCTAGAGTTAGCTACGTTGAGAGACTTGTAAGATCTTTCAACTTATTGAGAATCATGGAACATACTAGAGTTGTATGGGCCGTGACTAACGCTTCATTTAGAATGAAGTTTATTATCCCAGTTGGTGGTAAATCTAAAACAAGAGCAAAGCAATCATTGGCTCAGCTAATGAATAACTATAAAGAGGTTGTTGACTTTGACTTCGAGTCAGGTAGCTTGTCTACAGATGGTAAGCCTATGCTTCAATTCTCAAAAGAATACTGGTTACCTTCTAAGGATGGTGAAACTCCAGAAATCGAAACGCTCGGCGGCGAAGGCCCAGACTTATCAGATACTGAAGCTCTTAAATACTTCTACGATAAACTAAGACAAGTATCTAAAATCCCTTACAATAGATTCCTATACGAAGATGACGGCGGCGATTATTCTATTGCTGGCGATGGCATGGTAAGAGATGAGATTAAGTTTGGTAAATTTATCAAGCGCCTAAGATCGATCTACCAAGAAATCCTAGTAAAGCCACTTTATATTCAAATGTGTTTAAAATACCCTGAGTTCCAAAACGATCCACAGTTTAAAACTCAAGTAGCCTTAAGATACAATGAGGAAAACATGTTCGCAGAATTAAAGGAACAGGAAATCATGCAAATGAGATTAGACTTTATCGCAAGTATGAGAGATTCTCTAATGACAACTAACGCTAACATGGAAGAAGAATACTACTTTGACCAGGAATACCTAGTAACTAAATACCTCAAGTTATCGGACGATGATATTAGAGCTAATAAAGCATTTAAGGCTAAGGCTGATAAAGCCGCTGCCGAAGAGCCTGAAGAAGATGATGGCATGGGCTTCTAATCCTAGATAATTTAGAAAAAGAGATATATAAAACATGAAAGCAGATATGAAAATTATTAGAACTTTTGAAGAGTTCATCCAGGAAGATGCCTTAAAGGCAGGTGAAGACTCTAAACTTTACGTTGACGACCTAAAGTTAGACTCAGGGCCAGTCATTAAATCGGCAGAAATTTTAGGTGCAATTACCTCTTCTAATACAGAAACAGAATTTAAAGATTATTTCTTTAGAGAGTACGGTAACGATGCTTTTGCTGAAGGTGAGATTAGTGTTTTAGTGAAATATTATCTTGATAAAGAGACTGAAGAAGCAGAAGAAGAGAAAGAAGGCGGTGATGAAGGCGAAGGCGGTGATGAAGGCGAAGGCGGAGACGACCTAGATATCGATATCTAAAACGTATTAAGATATTTGCATAATAAGAGTTGATATATATTAAAAATAACAAAAACCATAAATATGGCACATATTAACGATTTACTGATCGTAGAAATGTCGTCTAGCGAACTGAGCGTAGCTCAAAATGAAAGCAAGGACTACATTCTAGAAGGTATTTTTGGCGAGATTGATACCAAGAATAAGAATAACAGAATCTATACTGAAGATGAGTATATTCCTCAAATTCAGCAACTACAAGATAAAATTAAGTCTTCTAAGCTGTTGGGTGAATTAGACCATCCTCAGCAATTTGACGTTTCTCTAAAAAATGTATCGCACATTATTGAGGAACTTTTTTATGATAAAGAATCTAAACAAGTTAGAGGTAGAATCAAATTGCTAGATACTGATGCTGGTAGACAGGCTAAAGCTTTAGTTGACGCTGGCGTACCTTTACAAATCTCTTCAAGAGCAGCTGGTGCCGTTGAATCTAATGGTAAAGTTAAAATCAAGCAACTATTCACTTACGACTTAGTAGCAGATCCTGGTTTTGCTAATGCAGAATTAAAAAGAGTAAATGAGTCTTACGGGTTTGACAACAACTCTGGGCTTTGGATCTACGAAATGAACGGTGGAGAAGCTGCTGAAGAAACTACAGAAGAAACTATAAACACTACAAATACAGAAATAAAAGAAAAAAACATGGCAGAATTTGTAAAAGCTGAAGATTTCCATAAGTATTCTGAGTACTTAGCTAACGAAATTAAAGCTATTAAAGAGGATATCGGAGCTCAAAGCGAAGATAACACGTTAGAGAACGTAAAGTCTCACAACGATCACATCGTCGAAAGCGTGAATACTCTCTCAGAATATGTTGAGTATTTAGCTGGCAAATTAGACGAGTCAATTCAATATACAGAGCACGTTGCTGAAAAGGCAGATCAGGGTATTTCTTATACTGAGTCTGTTGCTGAAAAGGTAGACCAGTCGATTCAGTACTCTGAGCACCTAGCAGAAGCAGTTACCAAAGTTAAAGACTTTGCGAACTACTTAGCAGAAGCTCATAACGAAGGTACTGAAACTAATGAAGCTCTATTAGGTTATGTTGAATACCTAAAAGAAAACTTACAGTCAGTATCCGAGTATGCTGAGTATATCGCTACTTCAATTAACGAAAACCTAGTAACCGAAGAAGATGAAGAGGTTGCTGAAGAGGAAGTTGAAGAGGTTGAAGATGTTGAAGAGGAAGATGCAGCTGGCGAAGGCGCTGAAGAGGTTGTCGAAGACGATGACGCAGAAGAGCCGGGGCAAGATGTAGAAGATGCTGAAAAAGATATCGAAGAAGTAGGTGATAATTCAAAAGAAGGCGACGTAGATCCTAAGGGTGATATCGGTGAGCCTGCTGAAGAATTAGAAGACGAAACTAAGACTTCTGATGCAGAAGTTGAAGATAAAGTTGAAGATGATTCAGAAGAGCTAGAAGACGAATTAGTAGACGGCGAAGACGGTGCTAAAGAGGTTGCAGACGACGTAGAAGAAGGCGAAGAGCCTGGTGTACCTGCAGAAGAATTAGAAGATGAAACTGAAGACGTATCTGAAGTTGAGCCAGAAGGTGAAACTGAAGAGGCTGAGCCCGGAGAATCTGAAGAAGAAGCTGAAGGTGAAGATGGAGCACACGATCCATTGGAATCATACAAGAAAGAAATTTCATCTAAATTAGATGCATTAGTTGAGGCTGCTCAAGTAAAAGAAAATGAAAAACCTGCATTCTTAAATGTAGTATCAGGTTCTGTACAAGAGGCTTACCACGCACTAAATGAAGATGCTAAAACAGAAGTTAGGCAATCAGTTGCTAAGAGAGCATTTATGAACGAGGCTCAAATTTCAGCAATTATTGAAAATGCAAACGCAGTAGTAGAAGCTAAATCAGCTGAACCATTCTTTATGACAGCAATGCCTGCTGAATATAGAGAGAAGTTTGAAGCTCTAACTGAGTCAAAGCAAAATCAAATTAAAGCACAAGCGAATTACCATACTCTAAATACTGAGTATCAAGTTAGAAACTTCTGGGAAACTAGAGATCTAAGAGAGGTAAAAGTTGACCTAGAAAGATTAGCGGCAGTTAACGAATCAGCAGTTACTGAGAAGAAGAACGAGCCACTATATGATGTGTCTAACTACGCTGAAAGCTTAAAGAAAAGATTCAAAAAGTAAAGAATATATAAACTATCGACGATTAGGACTAAAGAAGCAGAAAAGTCCAAGCAAGTCGAGTTCAGAAATGAACATTTAACAAACCATTAAAAAAACAAATATTTCAAAATGGCAAATTTAATTAATGAAGCTGAAATCAGAAATACTTGGTCTCCAATCATCGAAGAGGCTACTGGTATTAACGAGGCAAGCAAGCTAGCTTGGATGTCGGAATACTGCCACAATCACAAGCTTTACGAAGATGCATCTATTATGTCTTTAGGCACAGCAGGTAACATCTTTGGTATGGGCGCTACATCTTTCCCAACTGCATCTGCAGACGGTTCAGGTGATAAAGCTCCAACACTATTACCGCTAGCAATGCAAGTTGCTGCACAAACTATCGGTCTAGACCTAGTACCTGTTGTACCTATGGCTGGTCCTATGGGCTTACTATCTTACCTAGACTTCGTATACGAAGGTGGTAAAGTAGCTGGTTCAACTGCTCCAACTTACGTTAAAGCTTCTGTTGCTGAAGGCACAGAAGATGACGATTTAGGGGTTCACGTAAACGTAGGTAGATCAAGAATTGACGGTAAGTCAATCTTCCTAGTAGGTACAATTACTGAAGCTACAGTTGCAGCTGATTTAGAAGCTGCAGGTGCTACTGCTGGTTCTGTTGAACTAGTAAAAGCTCTAGAAGACCACATCCCAGGATTCTCTGGTGCTGGTATGGAGACTGAAGCTGCTGCATACGGTACTAAAGACGCTGCTGCATACGAGCCAATGTCAAGAGGCTTCGGTGAGCAGAGAGAAGACAAAGTAATGGGTCTATCTCTATTCAGCAAGTCAGTTTCTGCAGAAACTTTCCAAGTTGCTGCTGCTGTAACTAGAGAGCAAGTTCAAGATCTTAAGCAATTCGGTGTTGACGCTGTTGCTCAGGTTGAAGCAGTTCTAACTAACGAACTAACTCAGTCTATCAACGGACACATCCTAGGTAAGATGAGAGCTATCGCTGGTACAACTAACGGTCTAGGTTTCACTATTCCTGCTGCGAACGCTTTATCAGGTGGCGAAACTATCGCTGACCACCACAGAGCAATCTTAACTGCTATCCTAGCTGCTGCGAACTTAATCGCACAGAACGGTAGAAGAGGTGCTGGTAACTTCGCAGTTGTATCTGGTAAAGTTGCTTCTGCACTACAATCAGTTGCAGGTTTCGTAGCTTACCCAATGGCTAACACTATCAACCAAGTTGCAGGTTCAATCTACCCGTTAGGTTCAATCGCAGGTATCAACGTTTACACTGACCCATCAATCGCATTCGATTCTGGTGAAGTTCTAGTTGGTAGAAAAGGTGATGGTAACGGTCCAGGTCTTGTATTCATGCCTTACCTAATGGCTGAATCAGTACAAGCTATCGTTGAAGGTACAATGGCTCCTAAAGTAGCTGTTAAGTCTAGATACGCTCTAGTTGAAGCTGGTTTCCACCCAGGTACTCAATACGAGAAATTCACTGTAGGCGGATTCAGACTATAATCTAATTAGATAATAGAATCTATATTAAAAGGCCCTCTCACGAGGGCCTTTTTCTTTTCATAATATTTTGCTAGATATATAAAACAAGATTAACTAGTTAAAATCATACAAATATAATTATGGCAAAATTTAAACTAAACAAACCTGTATTATTACAGGAAGAATTTGCTGCTGGAGAAATTTCAAAGCCAGGGCAAAATGTAACTCCAGCTGCTAAAAGTGAACCAGATTCAGTAGCAGTTGATAAAACTGACGCTAGGGGTGCTGAAATTAGAGCAGAGATTATTGCAGACGTCGATACAATCCTAACGAATTTAGAAACTCTATCTAAGCAGATTACTGAGGATATCGATAGACAATATGATGCTCTTATAGAATCTTTAGAAAACGAAATGCCTCTTAATGAAGCAGATTTCATGGAAACAATGATGAAGGCGTTTACCGATATGAAAAATTACGGTGTCATAAAATCTGCATATCCTGCACAGAAAAAAGCTATTATGAACGCTGAAGTTGCAAAAGCAAGTGCTTTAGCAGAGTTTGACGATAAAGCAGCATCTACAGAGGAAGAGCTAATTAACAAATTAAAAGAAACGTGGAAGGAAAAGATCGCACAGGCAGGTCAACAATACGCAGATAACTTAGCTAAAAAGAAGCAGGCTCAAGAGAAACTTAGAACAATGAGGGATGCCAATATTGAATCTGCAAAGAGTGGGAGTATTAAGAAGAAAATAGATGCTAAAAAAGCTTCTCTTACTACAGCCGAGGACGCTAAAATTAAAAAATTAACAGATAAGCTATCTGAACTAGAGAAAGATTTTCCAATTTCTGCCGATGGCGTTTTAGGTAAACAATGGGCCATGGAAAAATCAGACATCGATACTGAAATTTCAATAAAAACTGGCGAGTTAAAGGCAAAGGCTGAAACTGAGTACATGGACGATCCAGAAAAGGTTAAAGCTAGAATGGAAAGAGAGGAAGAGGACAGAAAGAGAAAAGAAAATGAAGGTAAGGAAAATGCTAAAGAATTCGCTGATGAATTGAAGGATGCAGAACAAAAAGCGGCTCAAGCAGAAGCAGAAGCAGCAAACGATCCTACGAAAAAGCCAGCGGTAGAAGCAGTTAAAAATTATTTTGCAGCATCCAAGGCATATATTCAAACTCTTGGTAGTATCGATCCTTCGGAAGATATCCCAGAAGACCAACAAGAAAATTTAAAAACTACTAGAAAAGAGTATAATACAGCTAAAGACTCTCTTACTAAAACAAAGATGGTAGACGCCGGTTATGCTAAAAATAAGGATGAAGCTGAACAGTTGATTACTACATTAACAACAAATGTTACAAAAGCAGTTGAAGCATATAAAGATGTAGCCGCTAAAGCAGAGCAGTTAGCAAACGATGCTAAAAATGCAAAACAAGAGCAGCTTAATACTCTTAAAGATGAATTAAAGGATTTAAAAGCAACTTTAAGCGCAGCTGGTGAGCCTAGTACTCCAGAGCAACCTAACCAAGAATACGATAATGCAAAAGCAGCAGTAGACGCAAAACAAGCTGAAATCGATCAATTGAAGCAAAGTATGCAAGAAGAATCGGTACAAGTTGAAGAAACCGAAGACCTTGAAGAAGGTAACGCATTCGGTGCTGCAAGAGCAAAAGCAATTGCAAAAGACGAAAAGACCTTTAAGGTTGGTGATGAAGAATACGATGTCGAAGGTGTAGATGCTGAAGACAAAGAGAACGCAGAAGAGTTTGCTGGCGAATCAGTTACTGAATCTGCATCATTTAAAATGGGTTCTATCGCTGATAGATTCAGATCATTAATGTAATATCAAAGACGACGCTTAGCGTTCTTCTTTGCAAGTCTAAGAAACTCCTGTCTCTGTTCGAGCAGGAGTTTTTTACATTCTTGGCGAAATTCAACCGAAGATTTTAGTATACGACTATCTACCATCGGAGCCTTAAGTACATCTCTATATTCTGGGTGTACAAAATTTTCTAAATCGAAATTCATGAATTTGGCCTTGATGGGTTTAAGCGAAATTGCACAATACCAATCGATAGTATTGTAAGATCTTTCTAAGCCTTTCTCGTCTAAGGCTCGATCGTTGATTACGTCCCAATAAATTTTAGTAGAAGTTACTGAAGCTGGCTTTTGCATTTTAAGAATGCACTCCATAAACTGGTGGTCATCTTGCCATTTAGCTAGATTTCTATGATCGATCAGAAACTTTCTCAGGAATCTGGGTAAAGTCTTTAAGATTATACCGTATCTATTAGCAGGCCATGGCCCTCCAGTCCTAGTGATATTTAACGCCATATTGTATTTATCAATGAAACTTTGAGGCCTACCCTATCTATAACTACTAAACATAAGTTGTATGCAATCATTAAATCAACTCTTTACCGAAAAGTATCGGCCTAAAAATTTACAAGACCTTATCCTACCAGATCGAGTTATGTCTAAGTTCAAAGACGGACTTGTACAAAATATGCTCTTTGCTGGCTCACCAGGGACAGGTAAAACCTCTTGTGCTAAAGCTATTGTAAATCAGTTTAATCTACCTTATCTTTACATCAACGCGTCCACAGACACGTCAGTCGACGTTATTAGAACTAGGATTATCGACTTCTGTTCGACCGTATCTATTATGGACCAACCTGGTACGTTTAAAGTGGTTATCCTCGATGAGGTTGACGGTGTATCTGACCAGTTCTTTAAAGCGCTTCGTGCTACTATGGAGCAATTCGCGTCTAACTCAAGGTTTATTGCGACATGTAACTATATCAATAAACTACCAGATCCTATCCTCTCAAGATTTGAAGTCATTAACTTTGACTTTGATAAAGAAGAAGAGTCTGAGTTGACTAAAAAGTATATCCGTAGAGTTTACGAGATTTGTAATCAAGAGGGCATGTCTATTGAGAAAGAGGCTCTTGTTGAATTTGTAAGACGTAATTTTCCAGACCTCCGTTCTACACTCAATAAACTACAAGGCTACAAGACTCAAGGTACTAAAAACATTACAGTCGAAGATGTAAAGAAATTCAACTCGGTTTACAAGGATGTTTTTGAGCTTGTATTTAATGAATCCGATCCTGCTAAAAACTATCAGCTCCTAGTTAGCAATTATTCTAATAGAGTCGATGATGTTTTGCAATCGTTAGGCGAAGACTTTGTCGAATATATAAAACAAGAACAGTTGCAAAGTGTTAAGCATATTCCGCAAGTAATTATTTCGGTTGCAAAGCACCAAGCACAGCGAGTTCATGTTATAGATCCGGTAATCACTATGCTAAGCTGTGTTTACGATATCCAAGGAATTGTAAAGAGCTAACAAAAAAGATGCCACTAAATTTTTCTATGTCAAATATTTTTCGTATATTTGTAATGGATGTAAAGAAAGAATAATATGAAAGTGGGAAAACACACTCTATTAATCGACGGAAACTACTTTGTATTCAGTAGGTTATTCGTCTTACCGAAACCCAAGTCCGGCACTCTGTTGCTAGGCGATGATAAGCAAAAATCACAGTTTATGCGTAAGCTTGCAATTGACTTTGCATCTGAAATGCGCAAGCTTAAAATGTTTGTAGATGATGTTGTCTTGACCGTAGACTCTAAGTCTTGGCGTAAAGACATGTATCCAGATTCAGACTATAAAGGTACTCGTAAACAAAACAGTAAAGTCGATTGGCCAGCTGTTTATGAAGTTTACCAAGAATTCCAAAAGATTCTACAATCTAAAGGCGTTACTGTTCATCAAATCCAAGGTGCAGAGGCAGATGACGTAATCTTTGGTTGGTCTACAATGCTTAATGCTAGAGGCAAGTCTTGTATCGTATGGACAGGTGATCGCGACCTTATCCAGTTGGTAAACTATTCTACCACAAATGACGCGCATACAGTATGGTATTACAATACTAAAAAGTCTCTTTATGCCTACGAAGGCTTTGTAGAAGACATGGCTAAATCAGCCTCTGAGGATATGACAAACGACGATATGTTATTTAACATGGGCGGCCAGCCTATGCTTCGTGATGCGTATCAAAAGGATATTATGGGCTGGGTAACTGCAAATAAGATTCAAATTACCGAAGTTAATTGTGATGAGTTTATCTTCAATAAAATCCTTGTAGGCGACAAGTCGGATAATATCCCCTCAGTTGTTACTTGGCAGAAAGAAATGAAAAACGGTAAGTTGCGTAATTACTCTATTACGGATAAGACTGCATCCTCTATCTACAAACAATTCATTAAAGAATATAAGGATTTCAAAATCGATTATATGTTCTCTACCGATGCTAAAGATAAGCTATCCGACATTATCTACAGGGTCGTTGGCCATAGTTCTATTACTCTAATTAAGGCTAATCTAACGCGTAATATCGGTCTAATGTTATTGCATAATAAGACCATTCCAGATCCAATTCAAAAAGCTATTTACGAGTCTATTGAGAAAGATTGGGAAGGTGCTATTGAGAATAAAGATTCTATCATGGAAATGGATAGAATCTTAGAAAATACCAGTTGGTTAGACGGCGCTAAGAAAAATAACTTTGCGCCAGATCCTTTTGCCGGCATGGAAATCCCTGAGGAGGAAGCCAAGCCTACTATGAAATTAGTCGGTAAGAAGACTAAACAAGTTAAAAAAGATCCAACTAAAAAGTTATTCTAATGACCCTTACAGACCACATTCATATTGAAGAAATTCTAGCAGAAGCTAATGCACATGGTTTAAAGGCAGAAGTGGAAGCCTCGGCCGAGCAATTTGTAGCTGATGGCTACGATAGGGTCGACGCTTTTGTCCTAGCTTTCAACGAGTGGGTTAAGTAAACTTAACTCATTATCCACATATAATTATTATGTTAGACGAAACTAAATTGTTCGACTTTGTGAAAATTATGTTCACAAAGAGAGCGCAATACGATAAGATAAAGAACCATAATAGAAAGAGGCATCATTTTATGATTAACCGTTTCTTCTCTATTAAATACCCGGCTAATGCTCAGCTATTTAACTATAACGGAATTAATGGCGCCCATGTTGTAGATAGCTGGGCAACAGTTGCTGCTAGATTTAAATCTGTACCTGGATGGTTCTATACAAAAACCAAGAAGGCTAAGAAAAATGAGCAGGATAAATATATTCCAAGTGAAAAGGCAATCGAGCTTTTCATGACCAAAAACGAAATAGGTCAACGTGAATATGATGAATTGAAGCTATATGCAAAGGACTCTCTATTCGCTGATCTGAAAAACATTGAGAAGCAAATAGAAGTCTATAATGGTTGATACATTTACAGAAATAGTAGACATTACGCTCTACAAATATAATTCCATTGATTTAAAGCTTTGGGGTATTATTACTAGAAACTTTACTAGTAGAATCGTTGACGAAGACAGTAGAGTTATTTCAGCTACTCAGCTAAAGGCCCATCTTAAAGAATATTTTGCAAAAGATATCAATAGGTTTAACGCAGTTAGCGATACTAATATCCATAAAGAGGCCACATCTATCTATTTTATTTGGCAAGTATTTGATAATATGCCAAACTTAAAATACGTGAGAGTTAACCTCAATAAGAATTCTAGCTATAATAGAATTATCAATGTCGACCAGGTTAAAACTATCAAATACGATGTTAAGATTCTAAGAGGTTTTGTTAGAGTCTTCGATATGTTTAACCCACATGAAGTTTATTTAGCAAACAGGGTGCTGGAAAGAGCTGGCTTATTAGAGACTAAAGAAAACTTTAAGGTTATTCGAGTTAGAGAATTCTTAGGTGCCCTAGACCTCTATTTAGCAGAAAACAATAATACCGAAGTTTTAGGAGTAACTCAAATGTTTATCCAAAGGCTAGAGGCTTATGAATCTGATAACCCCGAGATGCTCTTAATCACGGATAGGGATTCAGATATATAATAAAAAATAGGCAAACCGCCCTTAAACTAAATGGTAACCAATTTTACTGCAGATTCTATTGGAGATTACTTTTTCGCTAAACTACAAGATCCTTATGCTAGCGTTGAGAGAATCAACGCTTGGTCTATTTTAGCAGGTGTTAGTTCTCCTAGAACAATTGGTAAACTTCAGATTACCGCTGGAGATGTCAATATTGTTGGAATAGGTACAAACCTGGACCTAGTATCTGGTGATTTTATTCTAGTAGGTTCTAACCAGCTAGAAGTAGATACAGTCGATGGGCAAACTTTTACAGTAACTCAAGCTCCTGATTTTTCATCAGCCGGCGCAGATTTCTATAAACTACCAAATCAAAATAATAGATTTAACTACGAGTTTAGGTGGTCTCAAAATGGGCCAGTTTCAGATGGAGGTGAAATGTCGGAACTTCTACCTATTACTGCAATAACAACCGTAAACTTTGATAGCTCTAAGCCATTATGGATTGATATTAGAGCAGAAGTTGCAGCCCTTTCTCAACTACATACAATTAGCCTATTTAGTATTCAGTTAGAAGTGGTTACTGGAGAGGGTACTATTGAAACGTGTCCTCAAATTTGTAATGACTGCACGGACCCCTTTGTTGAGGGTTGTACAAACATTGTAGTTGATTGTGCAGATCCGGTCTATAATCCCTATAATTTAACTAGACCTACTGCGATTTATAGAGAAATTTCAGAATTAGGCGCTAATATGTGGGGCCATCCTGTAAAATACTTTAGAGTAGAACCAGATCAAAGATCTAGGGACGTGGTCTTAATGGAATACTCGCTCTATAATGTTCAGGCCCAAGGCGAGGTTAAGGTTTTAGTACCTGATAATGCAATGCCAGAGCAGACTTTCCAATATGATATTTTTGGTATGGGCTGGGAAGACTTTGAAGTCCATATTACAAAGGGTCAAATGGAAAAAGCATTTGGCGCTAACAAACCACCTAGAGCTAGAGATTATCTTTATTTCCCGCTAATGAATAGAATGTATGAAGTAAGTTCAGTTGCTTTTGCGGACGAATTCAATATGGAAATGACGTATTGGAGGGTAATGTTAAGAAAGTACGAGGAAAGAACTTCTACTATTGTTGGTGACGATGCTGCAGGCCAGGCAATTCAAGCCGAAATGGATGACCTAACTGTAGGTATGGAAGAAGTATTTGGCGCTGAATTAAAAGATGAGTATAACCAAACTACTAAGCCTGAACAATATCAAACGGTTTTCTCTCCGGTTGCCGATGGTATTAGAGATAGAATTCATAACGGCCTTGTAATTTCAGATAACCAAATCAGAAATAAGTGGACAATTATCTCTAAAAACTATTACGACTTAACCACAATAAAAGACTTAGGTATCGAGGCTGTGGTTTACAATAAAAAGTCTACACAGGCATTAGAAGATAACTTTGCAGTTACTATGTGGTTCCAACCAAAGCTGGTTTCTAATACCGCCGAGCAAGTTTTAGTTGATGGTAGAATAGGTGATAAGGGCCTTAAGTTAACCATGAATAAAACGACTATAAAGGCATATATTAATGGCGAGGTTTTCCAGTTCCCATTCCAAGTTAATCCAGTAAACGATAACTGGTATGGTATGGTATTCAACCTTAACAACCAGTTTAAGCAGGTGGCAACCTATGTATATAAGCTAAACTCTGCAAGTAATAGATATACAAATATGCCTATTCAAGATAGCTTGCCAGAAGTGATGAACCAGAAAATTTCTATGAGCAACCCATTAGGTTGGGTTACCGATAAGCAATGGTCTATTATGCCTGGTAAACTTTTAATGACTAATATTAGACTATTTGATAAGTCTATCGGCCAAGGCCAACATAGAAACGTATTACAGCAATACGTGGTTAGAGATAACCAATTAGCCCAGGTTATCGATAACGCCATTCCTTCTATCCAATTAAGAAGATACAACCAAAGTAGGTAACAAAAGTTGACTAAATTTGTTACAGGTATTTTCTAGATATATAGAATATAATATCATATTATGAGTGAAAAGAAAAGAACAATCTCTGAACAGGCTGATGAGATTAGAAAAGAACTAGATGACTTGATTGGTGACGATACAATGAATGTTGAATCAGATCCTAGAGATTTGCCGATTCAAGCAAAACCAACAGATCTAGCCCCTATGGTAAACTATACCGAATTAAAGGGCACCGCTACTAAAAAGGCTCAGAAGACCATTACTTCTTTAATGAAATTCTATCTCGATGCAGATATTATCGAGAATGACGAATATATTCAGGCTAAAAAGAAGATGGACGAGATGACTATGTCTTCTCTCATTTATCAGCTACAAGCCGGTGAAAGAGCACTTACAACTCTATTAGAAACTATTGACTCAGGTGAATTAGCGCCTAGAATGTTTGAAGTACTAGCAACTCTACAGAAGTCAATGTTAGATATTATCAAATCCCAAACCATGTACTTAATGGCAGCGGAAGAGGGCACGAAAAGAATCGCTAGAGATATTGAGATTTACCAGCAAAGACAGAATCAATCTGAGATTGAGCAGTCTGGTGGTGACACAGGGAACAAAAATATTCAAAGAGGTACAAAAGACTTGATGGCAGCAATTAGAGCCGGTATTGATGGAGCTAATGAAGACATCGAAGACGTTGAACCAACAGAAGAATAATGTCGGATTACGTAGGAGATAATAAATGGATTCCAAAAGAGGAGGGGCCACAGGCAGCCTCCGAAAGAATTGTATGGTCTACAAAGCAGATCAATGACCTGCTCGTAGCCATGGACCAGGGTTATCGTCCTAAAATTAAGTTGCCATTCTACGAGGGTAGACAATTCCTAAGAAAAGGTAATATTGTTTTTGAATACACCGATGATGAAATCGCTGAGTTGGCTAGATGTGCCGCTGATATCGTCTATTTCGCTGAGAAATATGCGGTGGTAATGACCGATGAAGGTATTCAAAAAGTAAAGCTAAGAGATTACCAAATTGATATGTTAAGGAACTTCCAGAATGAGAGGTTCAATATTGTACTGGCTTCAAGACAGATGGGTAAAACAGTGACCGCATCGATCTTTAACGCCTGGTATTTAACTTTCAATATGGATAAAAATACACTGCTACTTGCGAACAAATCAGACTCTACGAAAGAGATTATCGATAAGGCAAAGACCGTTATCGAGAACCTGCCCTTCTTTATGAAGCCTGGTATTATCAAGTACGATGTGATGAATGTAAGGTGTGATAATGGCTGTCGTCTAATCGGACAATCTACCACAGCAAAATCCGGTATTGGTTTTACAATTCACAACCTTTACCTGGACGAGTTTGCGCACATTCACCCTTCGATTGCAGATTCATTCTACGAGAACGTTTATCCTACACTTTCATCATCGAAAGTCTCTAGGATTACAATTACATCAACCCCAAATGGATTTAACAAATTCTACGAAATATACGCAGCAGCAGATCGTGGCGATAATGAATATCATGCTATGCGTATCGACTGGTGGCAACATCCTGACAGAGACGACGCCTGGTACCAAAGAGAACTCTCAAACCTAGGGACAATTGAGGCATTCAATAAGCAGTATGGAAATGAGTTCGTCAGCTCATCCAACCTCTTATTAGACCCTGCTGATATGAAGAAAATGCGTAAACGCATGAAACCCTATGTCCATCACGAGTTTGATGAATTCGATTACATTTCAATCGATACGAAAGGCTTTTTAGAGTGGGACCCCGACTTTGACATTGATACTTGTAGAGACCGAGAGAACTTCTGGCTATTCTCAGTAGACATTGCTGAGGGCAACGGTGGTGACTCTTCAGTCATTAATGTATTTCAGGTAGATCCAATGAACCCGGATGAAATCAAGAATGTGGTTAACCCTGGTGCAATGTATGACTTCTTTAAGTTTACTCAAGTTTGTAGATTTAAATCGAACGAGCACGTCATTGAAGACTTTGCAAAAGTACTTTACACACTATCGGTTGATATCTTCTATTCGGAGAACGTGAAAATGATTGTAGAATACAATACATACGGTACAGTACTATTTAATTACTTAAGGCAGATCTTTCCACAAAGAAACGACTTTGATGACGAGATGGTAGTTAAGTTTAGACATAGGCACGACGGTAAAACACTCAAACCAGGTATTAAGCTAAAGTCAGATAACAAGGCTATTTTCTGCCAGAACTTTGCCAAACTATATAAGATAAATAGATTAGATTTGACAGACGAAATTACAGTAAAAGAGGCATCCCTATTTGGTACCCTAAAGAATGGTAGCTATGGGGCTCAAATGGGCAATGACGACGTTATCATGACTTGTATTACTGCAACCGAGTTTTTCAATACAACGGACTACGCAGATTTTATTGAAGAGATGTTAGATTTCATAGATCCTGAGCTACATGACGAAATGGAAAAGATACTATATCGAGATAGTGACCAACAGGGAGATTTACAATATGACATTTATGACCTTCTGAAATAATTTTGCGAAAAGACAAGGATATATAATTAAAGATTTAAAAAATAAAAACGAACAACTATGGCATTAAGTCCTCAATTACAACAGTTCAAAAGCTCAGGCGTTTATCGTCTAGAGTTTGACAAATCACAAACCGTAAATATCCCTGCGGAAACTATTAGACTAGTTGTAGGTAGATCTAAAAAAGGTCCTTACAATATTCCAGTTCTAGTAGAAGATGTAGAGCAATTCATCCAAGTGTTTGGCGGTGTTGATAAGTCATTAGAAAAGAAAAATATGTTCTTCCATAGATCAGCGATCGAATGTTTATCAAGAGGTCCTATCTTGGCATTGAACTTAACTACAGCAGATGACGATGACAGAGTTTCTGTTTTCGCTCCAGTTACAAACTCTTCTGTTGAAAATCTAGGGTCAATGGCTATTCAAGCATCTGAAGGAGCTTCTAAGAAGTTTAGCGATGTATTTGATACCGATAAATTCTGGGTACCATCAGACGAAAAACTACTAGCTGCTACATTAGCAGGTGAAAACCACGCTATTTCTTTTGTTAATATTAAGCAAGATCCAATCACAGTTATCATAAGACAAGCTGCTGATGTTAGAGGTTTTGAAGTTACAGCAAGAAACTGGTACGGTGAAGCTAATATTCCAGAAGGTATTGATGCTGACGAGTACGTATCAGACTACATGGTTGATGTTTTCGTATTTAAGGGTAAATTTGATGCTCAGGCTCTAAATAACGACCCAACATACGGAGACTTCTTTACTTCAGAAGGTCTAGAGAAAGATAAACTAGCTCAATTCGTAGGCCTAAGAGAAGTATCTCTATTAGCACAGTACACTGGTTCATTAATCCCAGAATTTATGGATAATGAAGGTAGACAACTTTATATTGAAACTTTAATCAACCTAGAAGCAAGAAGAACTGGTTTATTCTGTGCAGTTGATGAAGAAGAATTAACAAATATCGACTTAATCGGTAATGGCTTTAACGTTTACCAAGACTACGAAGTACTTTCACATAAAGTTAGCCAAAGTGTTACTCCAAAGGCAGTTGATTTAACTGCATTTAACGCTACTGCAAAGGTTGACGGAAACCAGCTAGTATTAAAAGGTAGTGGTCTTAACGTAGCTGCATTACAGGGTTTAACAGATAATCCAATTGTAGTGGGCGAGTGGTTACACTCAGCTACTCCTGGTGAATTTGTTTCTATCGAAAACATGACAGATACTAATGCTGACGAAGTAACTATTCAAGCATCTGGTAATATCTTAAATACAGGTAACCAAGGATTTTCTTACGAAAGATACAGTGCTGCAGCTAATAACGCAACCTTTAACGCAACAGCAAATGTTAGAGTTGATGAAGACGGAAACTTAATCTTTAAAGTTGCCGGCGATGCTGGTTTCGCTGCCGGAGACGTACTTTTAGACGCAGGTAACGAACCTGTAACTTACTTACCATCTGAAGATGCTGGCGTATTTGTTGGAATCAACTCTGTCGAAGAGAACTATGACGATGCGGTGTTTGGCCCAGGTTGTATTAAAGTATCTCCTTATGGTGGTGCTAGAGGATTCTCTGCATCGTTAGAAGCGTCTAACATTACAGAATTCGGAGGTTACAAGCTTGCAGAATTAGAGGCTACACACTTCGACTTACATACTCTAAACCTAAATACCAGAGCAGTTGCTGCTCCACAAGGCTGGACATTTAACAACCAAGGCAACGGTATCTTTAACTTCTCTAAAGTTGGCGGCGCACAATCTGATTTCGCTGACTGGAAAGTAGGTATGTATGTCCCAGGTGAAGGTGGTAAACTATCAAGAATCCTTAAGATTGTTATGGAAGTTGCTGGTGATTCTACTGTTATGAGATTCACTACACACAGAGTAGTTGTAAACGAGCCTACTTACGCTCTTAAGAGATACGAAGAGTCTGCAGGTATTTACAAGACATTCCCACTAGAAGGTGCAACTCAATCACATAAAGATATTGGCGGTCTAGAAGGTCTTCTATCAGCAATTAAGCCAGGTACTGGTTTAGGTAACGCTTTAGTAGATAAAGACAATATCACATTTAGATACGTTGTTGATACATTTGGCTCATTAGAGAACGGTGGTCTACTTAACAAAGAAGAATTAACACTTCTATGTAAGGAGAGACAAAACGCATCAGCGATCATCAACGCGCCAATGGTAAAAGAATTTAAGGCATCAACAAACCCTTCATTCTTAAATGAACTTTCAGGTGCATTTGACGTAAACAACGTGGCAACGGGCGGTAACTTAAACTTAAACCCAAGCGCACTATACACGTTACCTTCAATTAATGAAGGCGCAACTTACGGATTCTACTACGGCCCAGGTCTAAACGTTGTTGAAAACGGTAGAACAAAGGTGGTTCCACCAGCGGCTTACGTTTCAAATAACTACATCGATAAATACTCTGATGCTCTACCATGGTCAATCGTAGCAGGTCCAAGAAGAGGTGTTGTTGGTGGTTCTGGCGTACAATCTCTAGAATTCGCATTCGATAAAAACGACAGAGACGTACTTGAGCCATTTGGTTACAACCCAATCGTATTCGAAAGAGGCGTTGGTTTAACAATCAAAGGTAACAAGACTGCACAACAAGGAATTCAATCAGCTCTATCTTCAGCACACGTAAGAGAGGCTCTTATCTACATCGAAGATGGTTTAGCAGAAATCCTTAAGAACTACCTATTTGAGTTCAATAACGCTCAAACTAGATTAGAAATCAAAACTTTAGCAGACAACTTCATGGAGTCAGTTAAGAAGGACGGTGGTGTTTACGATTACAGAAACATCATGGATACTACTAACAACACGAACGAAGTTATCGATAACAACATGGGTATCTTAGATACATTCGTTGAACCGGTTAAAGGTCTTGAGATTCTAGTATCGAGAGTAACTGTACTTAACACGGGTGAAATTGCATCAGGAAACTTTGCTTAAAAAAAGACAATATATAAAATAAACAAATATACGATATGGCTTTACCACATTATTCAGAAGATCAAACTAGTAGAAAAGGCAAGAATTTTGAGCCAGTACAGGCTAACCTATTTGAGGTGACAATTCTACCTCCTGGTGGTGTTGATGGACAAGCACTGTTACTACAGCACATTAACTCTATTTCAGGCCTAGACGGTCTACACAGAGAAGTTGCTGCAGTCGGTCAAAAGTATAAGTTTGCTGATAGATCATACGCTGGTATGCCTGATGGAACTGCTCTTGACGTAACAGTTAACTTTACACTAAATTTAAATGACTCTAACGAGGCCTACTTATACAAAACAATGAGACAATGGTACAGAGCTCAGTACAATCCTGAGACTGGCGAAATGGGTCTTAAGAAAAACTACGTAGGTACAATTGTTATCGTTCAGTTTAATAGAGAAGGTGATATTTACAGAAAAGTAACTCTAGACGATTGTTTCATTACATCGGGTCTAGGTTTCACCGGAGAACTAAACTACGAGTCTGCTGATCCAGCAACTCTAGAAGTTACTTGGAGAGCTGATGTTTGGTCTGAAGAACTAAACTAATAACGAAAGAACTTTAGAAAAAGGAGGTAAGCAATTACCTTCTTTTTTTAACCAAAGAAAATATAATATAATATTCTAATAATCATAGATTATGAGCGATAAACTAACAAAAAAGCTTCAGGTATTACTTACCGAAGAAGAAGTCCGAGAGGTTAATAGAGTTATCCTAAATGATGCTCTAGATACTGAAACGAGGCCTATATCTGTTAGCGCTTTCATTAGAAATTTAATACAGGAAGAATTAGCTAAGAAAAGCGTTGAACAAAAATCTATAATAAAACAAAATCTTAAAAACCTAAAAAAGAAATAATATGAGTGACGAATTAAACAATTTCAAGCAGGAGCAAGAAGAAGCTGCTGCGAGAGCCCTAGCGGCAAAAGAGGGTAATCAAGAGACTCCAGATACTTCAGAGGCTGCCGATTCAATGGCTTCTGCTGTAGATTCTAGTGGACTCGGTAGAGTTAATATGGCTAATTTTACGCCAGAAAGAGCAAGACCTTCTGACGAAATTTTAGGATGGCATGTATTAGATTTAAATCTATTACCTTCAAAGGGTAAGTTTTATCCAGAAGATGCTGTGATTAAGATTAGATCTGCAAAGGCCGCTGAGATTAGACATTTTTCTACAATGGATGAGAACGATTACATTGATATGGAAGAAAAATTAAACTCAATCATCGAATCATGTTCTCAATTCACATCGGGTTCTAAAAGAATGTCTTACAAAGACGTATTAGAAGAAGATAGAATTATTCTATTGCTTTCTATTAGAGACCTTACTTTCCCAGAACCAGAGAATAAATTAATCTTAAAGGGTAAAACTGAAAGAACTAAACAGCAAGTCGATATTGAATTATCAGTTAAAAACTTAGTACCTAGTGTTATTGATGATGAGATCGAGAAGTATTACGACGCAAAGGAAAGAACTTATGTAATTAAAACTCGCTCTGCTGGTGAAGTTAGAATGCATCCACCAACAATCGGTGTTATGCAAGAAATCACTAATTATTTAAAAGATAGACAACAAAAAGATCAAGCATTTGATAAAGCGTTTATTCAAGTTCTACCTTATATGCAATCTGACTGGAAATCTTTAAGCTTAAATAAGATCTTCCAATTAGAGATGGAATACAAAGGCTGGGACGAAAAGAAATTCATGGTTGTCTATAGACTAGCTGAAAGAATGAAAATCGGTGTTCAAACCGAATTAGAAACTACCTTTGAAGGAGAGGTTGCGAAGGCCCCTCTTGACTTCCCAGGTGGCATCAAAAGTCTTTTCATTATTTCAGATCTCGCTGGAGAATTACTTTAAGACTAAGTTCTACCTGGGTATTCATCTTAGGATGCAACCTTCGGAGATTGAAAATATGGACTACTACGAGTATTGGTATTACGTAAAAAATCTATCGGAGTACATCAAACAGAAGAATAAACAGCAAGGGGAACAATCAGAACAACAGAGCAAACAGATGTCTTCTATGAGATCTCAGTATGCTCCTAAGATGCCAAAGACCCCTAAGATCTCAACTCCTTCATTAAAGATGCCAAGGATGTAAGAGATATATAATATAGTAGTAAGGAACACCACTTTTATAGT